TCAATTACTTAGGGTGATGCTCTGGGGGAAATTCTGGGGGTCGCCGCCCGAAACCGGGCTGAATTCATCCAGCGCGGCACGCATGTCATCGACCAGGACATGAGCGTATCGCGCGGTCGTGGTGATGTCCTTGTGACCCAGCAGCTGCGACACCAACTTGAGGTTTCGGGTCTGGCGCAGCATGCGAGTCGCAAAGGTGTGTCGCAGATCGTGGAACCGGAAATCGGGGATCCTCGCTTCCGCCACGGCCTCGCGGAATTCCGCGTTGAAGACGCCGCCCTTCGGCACAATGCGCGTCCGTTCCATCGTCTGCTTGTCGATCCTGGTGAAGACATAGCGACGGGCCTCGATCACGTTGGACTTCGGCAGGGCTGACAGGAATGCCCGCATCTCCCGGCTGATCGGAAAGGTCATCGTCGTGCCGCCCTTGAGCCGGAAGATGATCTCGTTGTCGCCGATGTCGCTCCAAAGCAGGCCTGCCATGGTGCTGATCCGGCAGCCGGTCATCAGGCAGAATGTGACCGGTGCATGCAGGTCGGTTGGCAGCTTCTCGAAGAGGCGCCGCTGTTCGTCCTGCGACAGTTCCCTGATGCGCTCCTGAGCCTCTCTGACCTCCGGCGCCTTGAAGTTGAGATCGCCAAGCTCGGCACCGTAGAACTTCACCATGTGCCGGCATGCGCGACCCATGTACTGCAAGCGGCGGTTCACCGTCGCGTTCGAGCAGCTCGCGCGCATCTGGTTCACCATCTTCATCAGGTCGGCATTGGTGAGTTCGTCGAGGCGTGTCTGGCCCGGGATGTGCTTCAGGATGGCCTTGGCCTGCGAGGCGCTGGTGGCGCCGCTGGGCTGGTGCTGGCAGATGTCGACGTGATAGGTGCCGAAGGCTTGCGAGAGCGTACAGGCGGCGCGGTCGGGCTGGCTGGTCTTGGCCCGGGCCCTGACCTCGGCCTCTATTGCCTTCGCTTCCTCGTAGTCGTCTGTGCCAGTGCTTCCGCGAAGTCGACGACCCCGGACCTGGATGTCATATTGCCAGATTTTGGTTTTGGCGGTTCTGAACGGCATGTCTGAGCCTCGATGTAAGCTTCCAGATCGTCCGCCCGATAGCGGATCGCGCCGCGCGTGACTGTCACGTACCTTAACCCGCGCGCGCGGCATTGCTGCAAGGTCTTTTCACAGACCCCCAGCACTTCGGCGGCCTCGGCGGGTTTCAGTAAGCGTGTCACGGCGACGGACATGGGTCAGGTCGCTCCGAACAGGTCAAGCTGTGCGGCGGCCATCGTTTCCGGATCGGGCCAGTATTCCTCGTCTACGCCCAGCCGGAGGAAGCGTGTGCCGTCCCCATGTGCGCCGGCGTGCTCTACACGCATTGTCAGGTTGGGGTCGATGATCTCGGCCAGGCCTCGCCAGCTTTCGTCACCCAGCCATCCGTCCGGACCAAAGAGGATTTCGGCGCGGCGAAGGTAGATGTCCTGCATGGCGTTCAGCCGGGCGCGGATCGCGCCGATCTGAAAAACCTCGACCTTCAGGAGACAGGCGATGTCGACGAAGATGTTGCCGGGCTTGGTCTTTTTAACTGGTGCGCCACATGCGAGGCAACGTGCGTGCGGTACCTCGATATGGCCACCGCCGTTCGGCTTCCAGCGGATCGATGCGTCGCAGATTTGCATAGCTGGCTCATGGACACAGTTGAACGGCTCGAAAGTGCGGGGGAAGGCGGGAGGGTGCAGGTGGAGGGTGGCGTCCGGCATGGGTCAGTGTCCGCGGTATAGCGAGAACGGCAGGCCGCCGAAGATGATCCACAAATGAAACATCTCGGCTTCGTCAACCAATTCACCGGCCGGGGGGTAGACCTCGACGCCGGTGGCGTTCTCACCCGCCAGGTCATTCTTGATGCGTTGCATCTCGTGGAAGGTTGGACGGTCACCGGTGAGGCTGGAGATGCCCAGGTGGATCGCGGTGCCAACATCGCGCACCAAGACCGAGAACACCTGGTTCTTGCGCACGTGGTCAACTTCGCCAAGCCAACCCGGCTGAAACCGATACGGGTTCTCGAGTCGTTCCCATGTGCCCCAGTCCCCAGTTCGCCGAAGCTTGCGTTCACGCGCGATCAGGCGCTTGCGGTCTTTAGGCGTGGCGCGCATCAACGGGGATGTTTTCCGGGTCGCGCCCTGTTTCAGGATCATAGGCATCCCGGCACCTCGCTCCATTCTCGGCCATCCAGCAGGCGACCGGCGGCTTTCTTGCCGATGCGCTGGAAAACCGCATGGCTGCTCTCAGGCACGAATTCCAACCCGTCATCCCAATCACGGCCGCAGTCGAAGGTCTCGCGGTCCGGCAGAAGCGCGTGACGATCCTGCTCTTCGCCCGTGAAGGCGTTGCGCAGATAGGGTGGGCTGGCGAACTCCCAGGCAGTCCAGGCGCCGGCCTGTTTGAAGAAGAACGCCACGCTCGCTTGCTGGCACTGATCCCTCAGCGAGCGCGCCCAGTCCGGGTGCATGGGCCGGGCGTTGCGGCCGGACTCGCCGCCGACGATGATCCAGTCGAGGTTTCCGAGTTTCGGCCACTCGGCGTCGTCGGCGGACCATGCGGGGCTAACATACGGCTCCAAGTCCACTGGCCCCAGCAGCGGCTCGGCGCTGAGGAAGCGCACCGCCGCCGGGGTGGCAAGCAGCTCGGGGATCCGCGCATCGGCGCTGGCCTGATCGCTGATGCTGGTGCCAAGCCAGACGTTGGGGAGGGGACCAAGCTCATGTTGCCTGAGATACGACATGTCGCCCAAGAGGGTTATACCAGCCGCGCGGGCCTTCACTGCGATGTCATTCCAGTAAATCCGCGCTTGAAGGTGTGAGAGATACTCCCGCGCCCGATCGGGGCGTTTGGTCAGCACCTGAAACGTGTGCTGGGGCGACAGCGCCATGACGGCGAACACCTGGTCGATCCACTGATCCGGAACGCTCTCGTGAAACAGGTCGCCATGGGCGCAAACGAAGACCATGCGCGGCTTCCTCCAGCCCAGAGGCTGCGCCAGCCATTGGTCATTGAACCTGACCTCGCCGGTGAACTTGGCAACGCCGGAGGCATTCTTCCGGGCCAGCCCGGCGCGGCTGGGGTGGGTCTTGAGGCGGGTCGCGGCCAGCTCGGCGGCATAGCAGTTGCGGCACCCATCATCGACCAGAGTGCAGCCGGTGATCGGATTCCACGTCGCGTCCGTCCATTCGATTTTGGTCTGTTCAGCCATTGGCGTCTCCAGGTTGATCTGGCGGGTAGGGCCACGCGGGAAGCGGCGTCCAGTGGGTGTGGTAGCCGGGCCAGCCGCCAACATCGAAGCGGGCGGCGGGGTTCTCGCCGGTCTCCCGGTGCGTATGGCATTCGACGGTGTGGCCGAGGTCGAGAGGCGAACCAACGTAGGGCGATTCGCCCAGCCATCCGTTGCCGTCCCAGCACCACCAGAGCACGTCGCCGTCATCTTCGTGCCACTCGTCGAGAGGGCGCGGGACGCGGCGGGCATCGCGCAGCGGTTCGGTCAAAGGGCTCATCGGTGCGCCTCCGGGATCAGCTGGCCAAGGCCGCGCGGACCATGCAGTCCTTCGCTTCGAGCAGCTTGCGTAGGCCGGCGCTCTTTTCAGGCCCATCGGGAAGCTGATCGTTCAGCTGTGCGGCCATGTCACCGAAGGGCTTGCTGACCGCTTGGAGGTGCGCGGGCAGGTGAGCGTATTCGAAGAATTTCATGATCGGGTTCGGCATAAGGGTTCTTTCCGAGGTGGGGTGTGGTCCCGTAGCTTGCCCAGGGCTGCGGGATACCGGGGCTTTCGACCAGAGGGTCCATGTTGTGACGCCGGCTGCGCAGGGGCCCATGTTGCTGACCGGCGGGGCGTTGAGATGAGGGCCTGAACTCAGCTTTCCGGCGCGCCGTAGAACAGCGGCAGGTCGGTCTTTTGCTGGGCCTCGACGGCCGCTTCCTCGAAGGCGGCCTCGAAGGCCTTCTCGGGATTGTAGACGGTCAGGATGAACTTCACGCTGGCGCCGCTCTTGCGGTAGCGGAAGCGCACCGGCATGCGGTAGGGCGCACCGCCGCGGAACACCGGGATCGTGATGATGATCAGGTTCGGGATGTTCAGCGGCTTGCCGTCGGCGTCCTTGTGTTCGTTCAGGAACTGGATCTCGGCCTCGCCGCTGTCGCGGTTGGTGGTGACCTTGAGGTCGCTGGTCTCATAGACCTGGAAGCGCTTGGACATGGTCAGCAGCTGATGCAGCTGGCCGAACCGGCCCTCGATCTGCCGCGCGGTGCGGATCAAGCGGTTTTCCCAGGGCTGCAGCGCATCGCTTTCCTGGCCGTCGATGATGCCGGGGGTCGGGTCCATCACGTCCTTGGCGTTGGCCTCGATGAACTCGCCCATCTCGTCTTTCTCGAGCGGCTTGCCGGAGACGGTCATCCAGGCCTTCCATTCGTCGGAGAGCGGGAACTTGTAGACGCCGCGGTGATGGCAGTGCCGGGCGCTGTCGTCACCGAACTCACCGTCGATCTTCGGCGCGCCCTCGGCATGGTAGTCGGCGATGCATGTCAGCGAGGGCGCGGTCATGTCGGGATTGGCGAAGAGGGTCGAGCTGCTGCCCTTGAACCGGTTTGCCCAGTCGATCAGGCTCACCAGTGTTTCGAGCCGGGCCGTGCCCTTGCGGTGGAACGGTTTCACGAAGGCAGCGGCCTCTCGGATCTTGGGTCCGAGGTCCTCGATCCTGCGGCCCTGCGGTACGGACACGAAGAGCGGCAGGGTCTGGGTCTGGTCCGGCGCGAACTCGATGTGTTCGGTCTTGCCCAAGGCTTCCATTGCCTTGCGCATGGTTTCGGCCGGGTTCTCGCCGGCGGGGATGGTGGGGGTGTCTGACATTGCTCGATCCTCTTGTGTCAGGGGTTAGACGTCGCGCACTTCGCCGGTGTCCGGGTCATGCGGGGTGGCATCGCGCACCGGCTGGTGCATGCGGGCGAGGAAGGGCGAGTAGAGCGTCAGCTCGCCCCGGTCGGTGATATAGGCCGCGGCGCTCGACGGCGGTTTCTTCGGGCCCTTGAACTCGGCCTTGGCCGACATCGACACGTCGCCGGACTTGCCCAGGGCGTAGCCGATCTTGATCGTCATGGTGCCGTCGCAGCCTTTCGAGCCATGTTCGGCGGCATGCTCCAGCAGCTCGATCTGCAGCTTGCGGTGGCCGTCCATCACCTCGGTCATGAAGTCGCCGCCGTCGAAGAGGGCGAGGATCTGTTCCAGGGACCGGAGCTTGTAGGGATCATGCTGTTCCGGGAGGCCGGTCTCTGGCGGTTTCTGTTGGGTCATCACGTCAAGGGTCCTTTCATGGTTGGGCGGGGTTAGGCAGCGGCTTCACGGGCAAGGGATGCTGGCGCATTTGCTCGCACCAGCGCCTCGGCGATCGGCGGGCAGACGGAATTCCCGCAGCAGCTCACTTGCACGTTCTTGGTGAAGGGCTCGAAAGCCCATTCGCCGGCGCTCTCGGTCCAGATGCCGTCGATGACGTAATCGGGTGGAAAGCCCTGGGCGTTGAATAGTTCGCGCGGGGTCAGCATCCGAAGGCCGATGTCGACCACCACGAAGGTCTGGCCGTCGATGGTCAGCGTCACGTACTCGCCGCCATCCCACGCGTCATGCTCGCGCAGGAACTCGGCCACCTCGCGCGCCCGGGCGTGATGCTCGGCTGCGAACGGTGGGGCGCTGAGCTCTGCCTGGGTGTGGGCAAAGCGATCCTTCACGGTGATCGTGTGGAACGGGTCCGAAGTGCGGGCGCCGTCGCCGGTGCCGTAGTACTTGGCAAAGAAGGCGGCGACAGGTGTCTGGTGGCTGCCCGTCGCGGCAACGGTGCTGAGCGGCTCGCGCGGATCGTGGCCGGCGTGCGACTCCATTCTCGGCCCGCCGTTCTGCTGGGCAAGGAACGCCGCCACGGGGTATTGCTTCACGCCGCCCGCGACGACGGTATTCAGAGGCGCGGCGATGTCGAGGGCGCGGGGCTGCTGGCCCGCCCGTTCGCCGTTTCCGACGTGGATCATGGTCGCGGCCATCAGGCTGTTCTGGTCTTTCTGGTTGGCGCAGATGGTGTGGTGCGGTGCGGTCGCGGGACGGTTGGCACCGCCGTGCTGGGCGTAGGTGAGGACTGGGGCGCAGAGGGACAGGCCCGCGCCACCGGCGGTGATCGTGTGGGTTGGCTCACCTGCTCCCTGCCATGGCTTCTGGCTGTTGCGCATGGTTGCGAGGAAGGGCGCGACAATGCCGAGCGGCGCGCAGCCGCCGGGTTTCTTGATCCAGCTATTCGCGGTGATCGTCGCCAGTGGATCGCGGGCGTCCTGGCCTGTCGCGCCGGTATTGAATCGGGTCAGGCTAGCGGCAACCAGCGCCGAATGCCCGCCGCCGGCCAACACGGTCGGGTGCGGTGCGGTGGCGGCACTGGCGCGGCGGGCGGTGCCCTTGAGCGACATGAGGCTCGGGCAGACCGCCGCCTTTTCGCCTCGGTTGGCCCCGGTGATGGTGCGGAACGGTTCAGCGGCGCTTTCGGTGCGCGCGCCGTGGGTGAGGTTGACCAGAAACGGCTGGTCTGCCTCCAGCACATAGCGCTTCATGCCGCGGGCCACGCGGGCCAGCGTGTTCTTTGCCAGTGGCCGGATCGCCCGCAACCCGTGCTTCGCCTTGATGACGTCGGACGTGTCAAAGATCGACGGGCAGGGGATCGACCAGTCGATGCATTCGGCGGCGGTACGCCACGGCTGCAGCTTGCCTCGCTTCACAGCCTTGGACTTCGGGTTGCCGTGGGTCGGCTTCGGCCAGGTGATCGGCAGGCCGTCACGGCGCGCGATCAGGAACCAGCGCTTGCGGATCGTCGGTGCGCCATAGTCGCAGGCGCGCAACTCGCGTGACTGGACCTTGTATCCGGCCGATTTCAGGCGTTTCAGCCAGGCCTCATAGGTGACGCCCGCGAATTCCTTGATGGGCTTGCCTTCCTCGCAAATCGGGCCCCATGTCACGAATTCCTCGACGTTCTCCATGATGATCACATCGGGCTTCACGTCCTCGGCCCATTTGACCACGACCCAGGCGAGGTCTCGGATGTTGCGGTCGCGGACGGCACCGCCCTTAGCCTTGGAGAAATGCTTGCAGTCGGGGCTGGCCCAAAGCAGAGCGACAGGTTTGCCGGACGTCACGGTGCGGGGGTCGACGTCCCAGATGTTGCTGTCGAGGTGCAACGTCTCGGGATGGTTTGCCTCATGCAGGGCCAGCGCTGCGGCGGAGTGGTTGATGGCGATGTCCGGGCTGCGGCCCAGCGCCAGCTCGATGCCGGTGCTGGCTCCGCCGCCGCCGGCAAAGCTATCGATGATCAGCGGCGCACTCACGCCGCGGCCTCCATCTGGCGGGCCAGCCGCGCGGCCAGGGCGGCGGCGTCGGCGATCTCGGGCGGATCCATGCTGTAGGCGCCGACGATCCAGCAGGCCTCGTAAAGCACGGCGTCGTTGTGGTCGCTCGGCGCAGCCAGGGCGGCGCGGGCGGCGGCCAGACGGCGGGCGGTGAAATCGGCCCTCGGGCGCGGCAGCGGGGGATGGACGGTGATGAACCCGTCATCCTCGATCTCGTCTGTGGCCCCGCCCGGCGCGGGAGGGGCGCAGGGCGGGGCCGGACGCCGGCAAGACTGCGCGGGGGCCGGTGTGTTGGTGCGCGTCATCGGGCTCATGGTGTCACCGCCTGGACCTCGGCCGCCCAGGTCTCGAGCGCGCGAGCGCGGGTCTGGGCCCGGACCTCGAGGCCGTGCATGGCCAGGGTGAGAGATGGGCCGCGGGTGGCGACATAGGCCAGCCCCATGGCCTCGAGCCGTTCGCAGAGCGTGAGGCCGGCGGCGGGCGGGCTGAGGCCGTCCTCTGCCGCGATCTCCTCGATCCGGGCAGAGACGTGGCGGGCCAGCGCGGCGCGCAGAAACACCTGCTGCGCGGCCAGCTGGTCGGTGGCGGGGGCCACCATGGAATGCAAGTTATCAGGGCTCACAACAGGGTCCTTTCGCTGGCCTCGCCGGGTCGCGCGGTGGCGACCGTTTCGAGGATGTGGAACTGGGCGTCATGCTCGCTGGCGAGCTTGCGCGCGGCGGCCATGGCATCCTCGAAGCTCGAGTAGCGCTGACGCGGTTCGGTCTTGGCACCCGGGCCGGTCGGCTTGCGGCAGACCATCCAGAAGCGGGCAAATGGGGCAGATCGGCCATGTAAAAGCTCCTCTTAGCTCTGCGGCGGCTTTGGGTCGCTCTCTTCCAGATGAAAGGTCATGACATCCATCATTGGCCCGGGCACCAGCATCTCCACGCCGGTGTCGAAGCGAATGCGCCATTTGCTGCGATGGCGGTTGTCCTTCGATTTCGGGCTGTCCGCGTGGGTCATCAATCCGAAGTCCTTGGTGTCGATCTTCGACATGGCGGCTGCTCCTTGCTGCACGCCTACCGCTGCGCCGCAATGCGGCCGCGCCAGGCGTCGAATTCGGTGCGCAGGCGCTCGAAACGCTCCTGCGCGGCGTGGTTCTCGGCCAGCTCCCGGCGCGAGCGGATTTGGCAGACCTGGCGAAGATAGACCGCCGTCGCCTCGGCCCCGAACTGATGCCCGGGCAGGCCGCAGCGGGTGGCGGCGAACGCGCGGAACTGGTCATCGTTGCACAGGATGCCGGCGCGCTGGGGCAGGTTGCTCGGGGTGCTCATTGCGAGTTCCCCGCGTGTGGCAGAGAACCGTTGAGAAACATGACGGCTTCGTGCGGGCTTTGCGCGTTGTAGACGGCTTCGGTGATTGCATCGTCGGAGGGTTCGACGCCGATCAGTTCAGCGATCAGGCTTGCGAGGCGATCTGTCTCCATGATCATCGCGTGAGTACACTGCAGGAGCGCCATAACGCGGCACTCGGTGTCGCGATCTGCAATAAGGTTGGGCGTCACGCTCATGCGGCGTCACCGCCGAAGGGGCCGCCGTAGGGGTAGCCCTGGGCCGCGCAATGCGCGGCGATCCGGGCCGAAAGGCGGGTGCGGCGGGCGGCGTCGAGGATGGCGACGGTGGCGGGGCCTGTTGCCCGGCGGGTGAAGTCGCAGCGATGGCCCTTGGCGGCCATGAGGGTCTCCCAGGCGGTCTGGCGCACCGAGAGCGGTGTGCGCAGATCGGGGTTCGCGACCACCTGATAGGCGGCGGTGAGGTGGGGAGCGTGGTGCATGGTGACCTCCATCGGATGATGGGGTCATTGGTAGATCGACAAAACGTCGATGGTCAAGTTAAAAAATCGAAGAAACGTCGATTGACGGTGGCCCAAGTAAAGTGCTGAAAAAGACCGGTGGGGGCCTGAATAGGACTTTTTACGATGCGTTATGACCCGGAAGAGCGGTTTTTGTTTCTGATTGCGAGACTTTTCCAGGTGCCAGTTGATACCGCCTATTCTTGGCCGCTGGTCCGGGCATGGATGAGCTTGTTGGCCAAAGCCTCCGGAAGTTCCGTCAATCGACCCCGGTAGAGGAAGTCCATCGTGACGCCCCACCGCTCGGAAATTCTGTAAGCCATCTCGGCTTTTAACGGTTTCAAGCCCTTCTCGATCCTGCCGTAACTCGTCGCGTCGATGCCCACAGAGGCTGCAAAATCGGCGCGGGTCTTACCGCGGTGTTCACGAAGAGCTTGGAGCCTGCGGCCAACAGCCTGCGGGTGGAAAGGTGTGTGGTCTTCCATTGGGCCTCCTTCTGCATCTGAGCCTTCGTTAGAGCGCCAGAATCGAAAAAACGTCTATCGAAGTTTTGTCGAGCGTTGACACATCGAAGAAACGTCGATTATTGGTATTCCATGAGCCAGTTGATCCCCACGATTAAGGCCTTGGTGAACCTGTGGCCGACACGAGCCGCACTCGCTGCAGACCTCAATGCATCGTCTCCTCGTCTCAGCGTGACGGTGCATCAAGTCCATAAATGGGCGGAAAAAGGGTGTATTCCGGCCAAGTATCATCACCCACTCCTATTGGCCGCGCGTGCCAGAGAATTTCCGGTCAGCGCCGAACTGCTCGTTGAGCTTCATGCGCCAAGCGAGGACGCCGCATGATCGTCTCCGGCATTCTCCTCCTGGCATCTCTGACCGTGCTGTTCGTCCTGGCTGTTGCCGGGATCGGCCTGGTCGAAGCTGCCTTAGGCGATGCGCCGGCACCAGTTGTTTCAGAGGAGGATGGGGCATGAAAGCTCCTGTCGTGATCTACGTGAATGGTGGCCTGCCCCAGCAGGATGGACCGGCGCCGCAGGTCCAGGCGAGCGGAGCTTTGCCCGACTTTCCGCATGCCGCTCATGCCGAGATCCTCACCCGGGGCGGGGCGCTCGATCCGCACCGCGAGGCGCGCGAGTTCCCTGACAGGTGGCAACGCTACATCCGGGCGCATTTCCGCGATTATGCCTCGATCCAGAGCGCCTTCGGCGTCTGCGAGCGCACGGCGCGCAAGTGGTTCGAGGGTGAGACCGGCGCGCGCGGCGCACATGTCGCCATGGCGCTGCGCCAGCACGGTCGCGAGGCCTGGGACATGTTGGTTGGGGATGAAGCGGCATGAGGGCGGCAGGCACCGGATTTCCCGGCGGACTTTTGTCCGGACTTTTCTCCGCAGGTTTGTCCGCAGCGACATCCGGCGCGGATGAACACGCGGATTGGGCGCTTGAAGAGGCCTATGACGTGGTCTTCACGCGGCTCTATTTCGATCTCTGCGACACGCTTGAAAACCCGTTCGACTGGACCTGCCGGCTTGAGCGGCCTCGCTCCTGGCAGTTCCGGCGCCGCGCGGCCTATTGGCGGGTCTGGCAAACGTTCATTGCGCATGGCTTTCTGCTCACCGATGATCTCGCGCGCCGCTTCTATGACGCGCCCGGCCAGACCGATGGCGAGGATTGCGGCGCGGCCTACGTGCGCCGCCTGCGCGAGGTCTGGGAGCCGCAGCTCGGCGTGCCTTATGGCGGGGTGACGGTATGAGCATCCTTCAGCTGAGGTGCGACAATTCCGACCTGGTGGCGATGGTCAAGGTGGTTTGCGCTGCGGTGCGCGATTGGCCGCAAGCCCGGCGCGCGGCCTTCGAGGCGGATTTCGACCACCTGGTCGACGAGCGCCGCCTGCTCGACATGCATCTCGAAGGTGGCGTGGTGCGGGCCGAGGCCAGCCGCGACTTCCTCGCTCTGCTCGCGAAATTCGGCATCGGTGACGTCACATGACCGCAGGTGCATCCCTCTTTCCCTGTCGGTCGGCGATTACTGCCCGCGGCCGCCACGGGCGCGGCAAGTTCGTCGCCGCGCCCGACTTCCCCGCTGCCCTTCGGGGCGGCGGGGCTTTTCCCATGTCCGGGGGTGTCGCATGAGCGCGTGGGACACCTCGATCACCGAGCCGGTGGGCCATCGCCTGGCGCTGCGCCGCCTCTGGCGGGCGGTGCTGGGTGAGCAGCTGAAGCTCGCTTTGGGTGGCGCCAACCGGCTGGCCTATCTCGCTGCGCATGCCGATGACGCCGCCGCGGCGCGCGTCTGGATCGGGACGGTTGATTTCGAGATCGTCTGCACCTGGGCGGGCTTTGACCCTGACGTGGTGCGCCAGCAGGTTGCGGCGCGGGCCGCAGATGACGCCTTCGACATGCGCCGCTATTGGCGAATCGATCGCCCGCAGCAGGATCGGAGGGCGGCATGAGCGGCGTCATCACGCATCGTGTGGGCGCGTTCACCGTCACCCTGCGCCCCGCCATCCGCCGGGTGACCATGGCCGGGCGCGGGAGGGTCGAGGCCTTCAGGTTCGACGACATTCCGGAGCGGTTGAGGTTCTATCGGTTCCTGGCGGACTGCAGTCGCACCGGTGACCTGTATCTCGGCGACGTGGCAGCCTGGGAGCGCGCGGCGCGTGTGGTGGCGCAGATCGACCGGAGGGCGGCGGCATGAGTGCTGCGTCGACAAAGGCACTGTTCCGCGCCACGAAGCCACGTCGCCGCCACCCGGCGCAGAAGCTGCTCGGCGACTTCCCGGACCAGGTGAAGCCCTCAGAGGCACGGGATCCACTGGACTATGACCCAACGCCGCCTGAGGCCACGTCCGCTTTCCTCGCAGCAGAAGGCGCGCGGTTGCGTGAAATCGGTGGTCCGGTCTGGGAGCCTGCAGTCGGCGGCGGTCACATGGCTGACGAACTGGCCCGCCACGGGTTCGAAGTCATCGGCTCCGATCTGGTTGACCGTGGTTGGTCCGGGGTGCGCTTGCAGAGCTTTTACGACTTCGCCGCGCCGCCGGCAGACATCCTGATCACCAATCCGCCCTATTGCGAGGTCAGCGCCCGCGATGGCCATGGCCGGTGGCTGCGGCATATCGAGGACCTCGGCGTCCGCTATGCCGCGATGCTGCTCAACTGGGATTGGATCGCTGCGCGCATCAACGGCATGGACGATCTGCATGCCCGCTTTCCTGTGAGCCGGGCCTACGTCTGCTGCTGGAAAATCGACTTCCGAGGCGGCGGATCGCCTCCGCAGCGCAACGGCTGGCTGGTCTGGGATGCGGACTGGCAGGGCGAGACAGTTCTGCGACGGCTGTTTCGAGATGGGCCTGACGGCCGGCAAGGTGCTCTGTTTTGACAAAGGACAATTCATGTCGAACCTGACCGAGATCCAGAAACTTGCGCGCCGTTGTGCCAATGCCGATCTGCGCCTACGGGACGCCCGCGCGCTCTTCAATGCGCTCTATGACGCCGACGCGCTGGCATTGGCTGGCGGCAACAGGGCCGCGGCGGCGCGGTTGGCGGGCGTCGACCGCGTCCAGATGTGCCGTCGCCGGCGCGACAGCGAGGCGCGGCACCCGCCCTGGGACGACGCACCCGAGGAGGCCAGCCCATGACGCCCTGTGCGCTCCTCCTCTTCGAGGCCAAGGCAAGACGGCTGGGGGCGGCCGGCGTCTCGATCACGCTTGCGCCCTGGGAACTAACGGTGCTGGCCGATTGGTTGGCGTCGCAGGCCCCGCGCGCGCCGCCCTGAGCCCGGTTCCGCGGGTCGAGGCAGGTCCGCCGGCAATGCACCCGGCACACATCCGCGCGACGTGATCACACGCGCGCGAAACAGGCATCAGGAGAGGCGGCTTCATGCGGCCAGAGCAGGTTATTGCAGTGCAGAAAGACGACGGGCCGCGGCTTATCGGTGATCCCGCCACGTGGCGCCGCCTGAAATGGGGGTGGCTCGAAAGCGTGCGGCGTGACACCAGCCTTACGATGACCGCGCGCATGGTCGCGCATGCGCTGGTGTTGGACTTCGTAAACCGCGACACCCTGCGCTGTGATCCTTCCTATGAGGAGATCGGGAACGTGCTCGGCACGTCCAAACACTCGGTGCGCCGGGCAGTCGGGCAGCTCTATCAGGCCGGCTGGATCGTGACCGAAGGCGGGTGCGGCCGGGGCGTTTCGCGGGGCTATGGCTTCCTGACCCGGGCCGAAATCATCCCCCTAAAAGGTAGCAAAAATGCACCCTCAAAAGGTAGCAAAACTGCGACCCTTTCGGCCTCGCAAAAGGTAGCAGATTTGCAACCAAAAGGTAGCAAAACTGCAACTGCCTATAATAATGATATAAACCATGGAAAAACCATAGCGCGCGCAGACACGCGCGCGAGCGCGCATACGCGCGGGAAGCTCTCCGAAAATCCGTTGGTCCACCGAAGCGCCGAGCGCGCTGTCGCCGCCTTTCGTGGCGGCCGTCGGGACGAGCTGCTCGATGCGCAGCCCTGGGTCCGAGATCACATCCTCGCCGCCGGGATGCTGACCGATGCGGAGGTGATCGAGGCGGGCTGGTCACAGGCTGAGAATGAGGATCGTGCAGATGACTGACGTCGAGACGAAACGCGGCCGGGTGCGCCGCTTGTTGATCGATCCGCTGGCGAGCGGATACGGCGGCATGGGCTTTCGCTTTCCGAAGGGCACCGACGAGAAGAAGCAACGCAGCTACCTCGACTGGATGGCCGACTGGCTGGGCTATCTCGGCGACGAAGAGCTCAAGCGGCTGCGCGCCTGCCTCTCGGCCCATGGCGACGGGGCCAAGCGTTGTTTCTGGCCGCCGCGCGCCACGGTGGTGTTCTTCGCCCAGGCGGCACGGCCACGCCCGATCGAGACCTGGCCGGAATGCGCCAGCTGGTTCGCATCGATCGAAGGGCCGAAGGCTCGGGAAGAGGGCACGCTGGTCGCCACCATGCGCTTCATCGAGCGCAACATCCGCCCGCCGTACACGCCGAAGGACCGGCGCGACGTGGCACAGGAAGCCGCCAATCTGGCCCGCCGCGATGTCGAGGCGCGGGAGCGCGTGGCGCGGGGCCGGGCCTATCCCGACGATGCCCAGTTCGTCGCGTGGTACCAGCAACTCACCGAGCGGGCCGAGGCGCTGATCGGCGACGGCCGGCAGGCGGGTGCGGCATGATGGCGGTGCGTGTGACGGCAGAGGCCGGCGTGACGCGGGTGCGCAAGCCGATCGCGATCTGGGATCTGGTGCAATGGGCCTTCCGGGCGGAATGCGCGCGCATCGAGATCGGCGGGCGGAAGACGCTCTCGGGCACCGGCTACGTCATGGCGCAGCTCGAGGTTGGGCGCGTTGACGGCGGCGGGCATTCGCTGCCGCACCACGATGCCGAGTTGGTGGCCGATGCTCTGGCACATCTGCCTGATGCGCGTGGCGGGCTGCGGATGGCGCTCTGGATCGCTGACCTGGCGCGCGTCGGACGGGTGCCGGACTGGATGCAGGATGCCACGCCGTCGGTGCGCCCCGAGGTGACCCACACCAACCAGCACGGCGTTCGTGCCGGCACGATCGACGCGGGGCAGCTGGGGGCCGAAGGCTGGCCACCGCAGCCTCGTCGCAACCGCAAGGGCGTGATCGTTCGTGACAAGGTGATGTGCTGCCCGGTGGTCATTCGGCCTGCTGCCTGGGAGATCGCGAGCGCCCGGCGCGATTATTTGCGCTGGTGGGATGCGCTCTGGGAGTTGCGTGAGACCTTCAATATTTACAGCAACTTGACCTCGCATGAGGTTACCGATGTCATGCCTGAGCGGACGCCCTGGGCGCCGCGTCGTCAAAAAAACAGTTGACGAAATCTGCCCCCCGTTGACATAGTGCCTGCGAACCGAAATGCGCCCGGCCGTGGAGACCCCACCGCCGGGCGCTTTGCGTTCCGGCCTGCGCGAGCAGACATCCCGAGGGATGACGCGGGCCGGGGTCGGGGGTGGATCGGTCCCCCGACCAGTGGTGAAGCAAGGGCAGGAACGATGGGCCGACTGGCTGGACGTGGCAACGTGGCGCGGATCGGCAAGCCGGTCTCGCGGCTGAGAGCTGAGCGGCGGGAGCCGGTCAAGGCTGAGGGTCAGCGATCGCCCTGGCATAACTGGTACTACCTCGCGCGGTGGCGCAGGCTGCGGTGGGATGTTCTCACGGCCGCCGACTTCACCTGCGAGCGGCCCGGCTGTGGCCGTATCGAGGCCGACACGTCGAAGCTGGTGGCGGACCACATCGACCCGCATCGCGGTGACCCGGCGAAGTTCTGGGACCGCGACAACCTGCAGTGCCTTTGCAAGGCATGCCACGACAGCGACAAACAGAAACAGGAGCGCCGGGGGTGGGGGGGGTAAATCCCTGCAACCCGCCAACAACGGAAACCGGCAGCTCCCCCATTTGGAGATTTTTTTCTGGTGGATCGGAAGTTTGACCTGCTGGGCGATCCGATCCCGGACGGGCGCGGGGAGCCGGGGCGGACGGGACATATCCCGACTGTCGAAAATGCGCGTAAGATCAGGGCCTTGCTGGTGGCCGGAATGAAGAACCAGCAGATCGCTCGCGAGTTGGGCATCAGCGTGCCGACCCTGCGGAAGCATTATTTTCAGAGCGGCAAGATCAACGCGCGGCTGGCGCGGGAAATGGCGATCGCGGAAATGCGGGCGCGCAACATCCTGCGGCTCGACAAGGAAGCCGACAAGGGCAACGTCTCGGCAATGCGGGCGCTGGAGCCACTGATCGAAAAGGCGGAGCGCGACCTCATCGAGCGTGAGGTCGGCGCCGATGCGCCGCGCGAGAAATCGCAGGGCGTCAAGCGCCAGCGCGAGCTGATGGGCCATGAGGCCGATGACGATCTCGAACGGGAGTTGATGCAGGAAGCCGATGGCCGAGTGCACTGAGGTTTTGCCGCGGTTTGCCTGCCCGGACTGGTGGGACAGGCTCAAGCGGCGCGAGACGCCGATGGCCGATGTGCCGGTCAATGAGGCCAAGGCCAAGAAGGCGCTGGCGTTCTTCAACCGGCTTCGACTTCCGGACGTGGCCGGCAACCCGCCAATGAGCGAGGCCTGCGGCGATTGGTTTCGCGACGTGCTGATCGCCTTCCTCGCCAGCGAGGACCCGGCGACAAGGGAGCGGCTGGTCTGGGAATGCCTGACCATGGTTCCGAAGAAGTCGTCGAAAACGACCTACGCGGCCGGCCTGGCGCTGACTGCGCTTTACATGATCGACACGCCGAACGGGCAGATGCTGCTAATCGGCCCGTCGCAGAACATCTCGAACCGCCTGTTCGACCAGGCGCAGGGGATGATCCGGCTGGATGAGCGGCTGCAGAAGGTGTTTCGCATCCAGGACCACGTGAAGACCATCACGCGGTACAAGACCGGCACCGAGCTCGAGGTGAAGACCTTCGACACCTCGATCGTTACCGGGGAAATCCCGATCATGACGATCATCGACGAGCTGCACGAGCTGGGGAAGAAGAACGGCGCCCAGCAGGTCATGCAGCAGATCAGGGGCGGCGGGATCACGATGACCGGCGGCCAGCTGCTGATGATCACGACGCAGTCGGACAAGGAACCGGCGGGGATCTGGAAGGCGGAGATCCAGAAGGCCCGGGCGATCCGGGACGGCAAGGCGGGCAACAGCCCGATCATGCTGCCGGTGCTCTACGAGTTCCCGGAGAAGCTGCAGAAGCAGGAGCGCTACTGGCGCAACAAGGATAACTGGCCGCTGGTGCTGCCGAACCTGGGCCGGTCGATCAGCCGGCAGCGGCTGGAAGACGACTATGTGAACAACGGCGCGGTCAGCCCCGAGGCCGAGCAAATCTGGATGAGCCAGCATCTCAATATCGAGATCGGGCTGGGGCTGCACTCGGAGCGCTGGATCGGGGCCGATCACTGGGGCAGGGCGGCCCGCCCGGACATGACGCTGGCCGAGATCAAGGCGGTCTCGGACGTCTGCGTCGTCGGCCTCGATGGCGGCGGCCTCGATGACCTTTTGGGGCTGGCGGTCCTGGGCCGACATGCCGATACGAAGAACTGGCTGCACTGGGGCAAGGCCTGGGCAGACAAGGGCGTCCTGAAACTGCGCCCGGGAATCGCAACCGAGCTGCAGGAGCTGGTCGATGCCGGTGACCTGACGCTTGTCGATAACCTCGACGCCGAGGCACATCCGGAAATCGTGGCGATCTGCCGGGAGCTGGAAGACGCCGGGCTGCTGCCTGACGAAGACGGGATCGGGATGGACCCCGAGGGCGTGGCCTCGATCGTCGACGCGCTGATCGAGGCGGAGTTCGACATCGAGGACATCCGGGCGATCAGCCAAGGCTACAAGCTGAACGCGGCGATCAAGGGCACGCCGGTGAAGCTGAAGAACCGGACGCTGCAGCACTGCGATCAGCGGATCATGCGCTGGTGTGTGGGCAACGCGAAGACTGAGACGCGCGGCAATGCCGTGCTGGTGACAAAGGCCAAGAGCGGATCGGCCAAGATCGATCCGCTGATGGCGCTGTTCAATGCCGTGATGCTGATGAGCTGGAACCCGGTCGCGGGTGGCGCCAAGGCATTCGAATACACGGGGATGTGAGACCTTGGGATTGATGGACCTTTTCCGCAGCGGCCGCGCCGCCGCGCCGATGACGCGTGCCGAACCGCCGGTCACAGCCTCGGCGGGCAGCAACGTCGAGAGCGCGAGCCAGTGGTCGAACGGCTTCGTGACCTCGGGTGTGTCGTCGCGCGCCGGGGTGGCGGTCAGCGAGCGCACCGCGCTGTCGATCCCGGCAACGCTTCAGGCGCTGCGGATCCTCACCGGGGTCTTCGCGATGACGCCGGTGCACTATTACGAGCGGGCAGCCTCGGGTCGCGAAAATGCGGATCACCGTGCCGAGGGCCAGCTGTTCAGGACGGCTCCGAACTCGCATCAGACGCCTTTTGCCTTCTTCGAACTGGTAATGGCGGACCTGATGCTTTCGGGCAGCTTCTCGGCCTACATCAGCCGCGGCCCGGCCGGGCGGGAGCGGGCCTTGACCAGGCTCACGCCGGGCAGCGTCACCGTGGTCGAGCATTTCGACCGGCTGGACGGCAAGACGCTGTTCTATGACGCCACCCTGCCGGACGGCACGCATGAGCGGTTCCCGGCACGGGACATCCTCCATATCCCTGGCTTCAGCCGGGACGGCGTTAACGGCCTCAACCCGATCCGCTATGCCCGCGATGCCTTGGGATCGACCATCGCCACCAGCGAGCACGCGGCGAGTTTCTGGTCAAAGGGGGGCCGGCCTTCGACGGTACTGACCACCGCGCAGAAGGTCGGAACCGAGGACAAGACCCGGATCCGCACCGACTGGGAGCGGCTCTACTCCGGCAACGACGGGAGCCGCGTTGCGGTGCTCGATCAGGACCTGAAGGCGGCTTTCCTGACGCATGACATGAAGTCGAGCCAGTTCATCGAGACCCGGCAGTTCCAGGTGGTCGACCTCGCGCGCATCTGGGGGGTGCCGCCGCACCTGATCTTCGATCTTTCGCGCGCGACCTTCACGAACATCGAACAGCAGAGCCTCGAGTTCGTGATCTACCACCTCGGGCCGCATTACGCGCGGGTGGCGCAGGCGCTCACCAAGGCCTTCGCCCGCACAGGCCACTATTACGAGCACCTGACCGACGCCCTGGTGAAGAGCGATCTGAAGAGCCGGATGGAAGCCTACTGGCAGCAGCGTCAGATGGGCATGGTCAACGGCAACGAGCTGCGCGCCAAGGAAAACCTGCCGAACGTGCCTGGCGATGCCGGCGAGGCCTACTGGCGCCCCAGCAACATGGAAATCGCGGGCGCGCCGCGCGGCGATCAACCGGAGGACACCGACGATGAAACCTGATCTTTCCGCCCTGGTCGCGGCAATCCGCGCCCAGCCCTGGGCCATCGTGCCGGAGTACCTCGATGCGATCGAGGCCATCGCCGCCCGGGCGCTCGATGATGACGTTCTGGCCAAGGTCTCGGCCGATGGGCACGAGGCGATGATGGCCGCCTCGCGCGCCGCGGTGGCAGCGGTGGGCCGGCGTCTCGAAGGCGCGCAGGTCTCGACGCTGCGGGGCGCGACGGCGGTGATCCCGGTGGTGGGCACGATCTTTCCGCGCGCTTCGATGGTCGGCGCGTCGACCGGCGGCACGGCACTGTCCACCATCATGCACGACATGCGCGTGGCTTGGGCAAACGATGATGTCGAGCGCGTCGTGATGCTGGTCGACAGCCCAGGCGGCGTGGTCTCGGGGCTGGGCGAGGCGGCTGAGGCGCTGCGCGCTGCGCCTAAGCCGATCACTGCCTTTGTCACCGGCATGGGCGCCTCGGCGGCCTATTGGCTGGCAAGTCAGGCGGGCGAGATCGTTCTCGACCGCTCGGCGCGCGTCGGCTCGATCGGGGTCGTGGCCTCGATGTCGCGGCAAGAAGGTCCCGATTCCAACGGGCGCCGGGCCTACGAGGTGGTCAGCTCCGGCGCGCCGATGAAGCGGCCGGACCCCGCGACCGAAGAGGGCCGGGCCGCCATTCAGGAAGAACTCGACGCCATTGAAGCCGTCTTTGTCGCCGACGTGGCAGCGGGACGTGGCGTCAGCGCGACGCGCGTCCGGGCTGACTTCGGCCAGGGCGCAATGAAGACCGCCGCTGCCGCCATAGAGGCGGGGATGGCGAACCGTATCGGCACGCTCGAAGGCGAGCTGTCAAAGCATCCCGGACAGACCCGGGCAACACGGGCAGGAGGGCGCGCACGCGCCTCTGCCGATCTCGAAACGCGGCGTCGGGCCGCAGAAAGGAACTGAGGATGGACAAGATCCTTGAATTGAAGGCCCGCCGCGAGGCGCTTCTGGCCGATATGCAGGCGCTGGTTTCGGCTGATGCCGAGGGCGAGGACGGTGACTGGACCGAAGAGGCCCAGGCCAAATACGATGACCTCAAGGCGCAGGATGACCAGGTCGCGGCCGAGATCGGCCGTCTCGAAGACCTTGAACGCCGTCGCGCCGCGGCCGCCATGCCGACGCCGGCACTGCCCGGTGCCCAGCCGGCCGCCGGGGGCGCACCTGCCCAGCCTGCGGAGAAGGGCCTGCGCTTCGCGCGCATGGCACGTACTATCGCCGCGGCCGGGGGCATCCCCTACGTGGCGCAGCAGATCGCCGAGGCCAACGGCGACAGCGGTCTCTTCGCCAACCAGTCGGCGGGCACCGGTCCCGAGGGCGGTTTCCTGATCCCCGAGGATGTCTCGGAAGAGGTGATCGAGCTGCTGCGCCCCAAGGCCGTGGTGACGGCGATGGGCCCGCGCATCGTGCCGATGCCCAATGGCAACTTGACCATGAACCGTCGCGCCAGCGGAGCCACCTTCGAGTATGGCGGCGAACAGACCGATGCGCCGGCGACCGGCGTGACCTTCGGGCAGGTTCGCCTTTCGGCCAAGAAGCTGCGCGGCATCATCCCGATGTCGAACGATCTGCTGCGGGCTGCGTCCACTGCGGTCGACCGGCTGGTGCGGGACGATGCTGTTGAGGATGCGGCCCAAATCGAGGACCGGTTCTTTCTCCGGGGCGTCGGTACAGAGTACGCGCCGAAGGGTCTTCGCTACCAGGCGGTGGGCACCTCTTTCGAGAGCACCCACATCCTGACCATGACGGCCTCGCCCGACGTGCAGAAAGTCGACAACGACCTCGGGCGCCTCGAGCTGGCACTCGGCAATGCCAACCTGGACTACTCGGGGGCGCATTGGGTGATGTCGCCGCGCTCGGCGATGTTTCTGACCAACCTGCGCGACGGCAACGGCAACAAGGTCTATCCCGAAATGTCGGACGGCAGGCTGCGCAAGAAGCCGGTGCATCAGTCGACCGAGATCCCGGACAACCTGGGCGGCGGCACCGAGTCGGAGATCGGCCTGGTCCATCCGAGCCACGTCATCGTCGGCGAGCACATGGGCATCGAGATCGCGATGTCGAGCCAGGCGGCCTACAAGGATTCGTCCGGCACCATGCAGGCCGCGTTCTCGCGCGACGAGACGCTGCTGCGCCTGATCATGCAGCACGATCTCGGCCTGCGTCACCTCGCCGCCGCCGCCTGGCTGACCGGCGTCACCTGGGGCGCCTGATCCGCGCATTGACCTGACCCGGCGGGCCGCGGGGCCCGCCGCCTTTCCCTGAGGAGAAACGACATGGACATTCGCAATATCGGCGATGTGATCAAGGTGATGCGCGTCGGCGCAAATATCGCCGCCACCGCCGGGGGCTCCGGCGATGCAACCGAGGTGACCGGCACGATCTTCGACCGGCTCTCGATCGGTTCGCCGACAAGCGGCGTGCTGGCGGTGAGCTATACCGCCACCCTCGCCGAAGACGAGACGCTGTCTCTGACCTATTCGGTCGAGAGCGGTGCGGAATCGGACCTGTCCGACGCCACCGTCCTGAAGACCGGCACTGTGGTGCTGGCCACCGGCGACACCGGCGGCTCGACCGAAGCCGGGATCGCGGAGATCGACCTGAACCTCCTGGCGGCAGGGCGCTACGTGCGCGCCGACCTGACGCCCGATCTCAGCGCGTCGGGCACCGATACGGCGGCTCTGGCAGCTGTCGTCGTCTGCGGCGGCATGGATCGCCTGCCGCAATGAAGGTGGTCCGCTTCCTGAAGACCTATCGCATGTACCAGCCCGGTGAGCGGGCTGGTTTTGCGAAGGCCGAGGCTGACGCGCTGATCGCGCAAGGCTTCGCCGTCGATCCCGACGCTGTGCCGATCGAGGATCAAGCCCCGGCGCCCGAGGACGAAACGGACCAAGTGCTTGAACTGAGCGAGCGCAAGGAAGTCATCGCGGCTGTCATCGCCGAGCTGGGCGAAGATGACTTCACCCAGTCGGGCAAGCCCGAAGTCGATGCCATCAATGCACTGATGCTCGAAGGCATTCCCGCGGGAATGCAGCGTGAGCCAGTGACGGCTGCCGAGCGAGATGCCGTCTGGTCGTTGATGCAGGCCAGCGCCGAGGTGAACGCCTGACATGCGTCTGACACGGGTCACCGAGCCGGAGATCGAGGCGATCACGACGGCCGAAGTGAAGGCATACCTGTCGATCCTCGGCGACGACACCGAGCGCGATAACCTGATCGCGATGCTGATCGGCGCGGTGACCGAGTTTCTCGACGGTCCCTCGGGGATCCTCGGCCGGGTGATCTGCGAGCAGGTCTGGACGCTCGAGCTTGCGTCCTGGCCAACTGGCGGGCTGGCGTTGCCACTTGAGCCGCTGAGCGCGGTCTCGATCAGCTACACGGATACCGCGGGCGACAGTCAGGCGCTGTCCGCCGATGCCTATGACCTCGAGGGCTTGGGCGATCTCGGTGCCGGATCGGCACGGCCTGAGCTGACCTGGGCCGACGGGGTGACCCTGCCGGAGCTGGGCACGGAGCTCTACCCGGTGACCATCACGATGACCGGCGGCGGCGCGACGGCCGGGGCCGTTCCCAAGGGGCTGCGCACCGCGATGATCATGCTGGCCGGCCATTGGTTTGACAACCGCCCTGCGGTCGTTGCTGGCGGAATGAGCGAAGTGCCGTTGACGATCTCGGCGCTGCTGGCCCGCTACCGGAGGATGTTGTGAGAGCGCGCGGCTCGGGTGCGGCGGCACTGGCGCAAAAGGTGGCCTTTGATGAACCGACGGTGACGCGCAACGATCTCGGCGAGCCGGTGACGGCGTACTCCGAGGCGCACCTCGCCATGGCAGAGTTCATCTTCCAGAAGGGCGACGAGGTGGTGCAGGCCGCGCGGAATGCCGGGCGGCAGGTATTCAAGATCCGCATCCGTCAATGCGAAGCGGCGCGCGCGATCACGACAGGCTACCGGATGCGAGACGTTCGCCGTGGCTGGCCCTCGGGCGAGGGAGCCGACAGCTTGCCAGGTACGCGGTACAACATCACCAACGTCGACGCGATCACCGATCGCGGCAACGTCTGGCTCACGGTCGAGGGGCCGGTGGTCAGTTAAAGGACATCAGCAAGTCCGCCGCCGGGGTTTCCGGAGATTCGGCGCAGGCCTTGCGAAGGCGGATCAGCGTGGTTTCTTCATCGCCCTGCAGACCGCCAAGCGCGGTATCGAAGCCGAGCACGGTGCCCCAAGCGGCGCCTTGACGGCCGATCGCGAGGCCAACCGCCTTGAAGTCTCCGGCGGCTCCGACGTCTTGGTCGATCGTGGCGATTGCCTCGGTGCAAGGGGCGACGGTGAAAAGCTCGACCAGCGGGTGGTCCGAATAGTCGGCAGCGACCGGCGTGGCCAGGACTGCAAGGAAAGCAAGATGTCGCAAATGGGGCTCCTGAAATGTCTGTGACGATGAAGGTAACCGGGCTGCGAGAGATCGAAAAGGCCCTGGCGCAGATCCCCGCCGGAACGGCGAAGGGGGTGGCGCGGCGTGCTCTGAAGAAGGAGCTGCAGCCGGTGGCCGACTTGGCAAACGTGTTCTGGCCGGGCGGCGCTGACGACGTGTTCCGGATCACGTCGAGCCTCTCGCGCAGCCAGCCGCAACCCGCCAAGGGGCGTTCGATCGTCAACATGTTCGTCGGTGCGCCCGGCGGCCGTGGTGGCACGCCGGAAGCGCACCTTATCGAGTTCGGGACCGGGCCGCGCGCCCACAAGTCCGGCAAATACGTCGGGGCGGTTTCGCCGACGCCAATGCTGCAGCCCGCGTGGGATGCGCGAAAGGGCCAGATGCTCGAAAGCCTCGGGCAGCGGCTCTGGGATGAGATCGAGAAAACCATGGCGCGGCGCGCCAAGAAAGCAGCCAAGGGGTAAGGCATGATCCGGATCAAAGGCGAGAGCATCATGAGTTCGGGCGTGGCGATCACGACTGAAACCGGCGAGCCCATTGAGGGCGTCACGTCTCTGAACCTGAGGATGGAGCCCAATGCTGTAGTGGTCGCCGAGATTTCGGTGATGACTCAGGTTGTGGATGTCCTGGCCCATCCCTTGCTGGACTTGACCACGCTTGAAGCCGCAGCAGATGCGCACGGCTATCGCTTGGTGAAAGCGGAATGAGAGCGGAGATCATCACCCTGTTGCAGGCCTCGGTGAGCTTCCCGGTGACCTGGGGGACACTGGGCGACGATGACGGCTTGCCCAGGGCCGCGCTCTTCCGGGTCTCCGGCATCCGCGACATGCACCTCGAAGGCACCGGGCTGATGCAAAGCCGGGTGCAGATCGACTGCTACGGGCGCACAGCTTCCCAAGCCGGGGGCGCTGCCGATGACATTCGCGAGGCTCTCGAAGGCTACCAGGGTGGCACCATCCAGGGCGCCTTTCTTGAGGCCGTGCGCGACACGAACGACCGGGACGCGGAGCTGTTGCAGCGCGTCTCGCTGACCTTCTCGATCACCCATCGGGACTGACTGCCGGGGCACCCGGCTTACCGAAATCGCTGAAAAGGAGTAATCGCCATGGCGACAAACCAGCGTATTGTCTACGGGGCCACCAGCGAATGGGGCACCGACGGCTCGACCTGGGCCGACATTCCCGAGTGCAAGGCCATCGCCGTGCCCGAGGACCAGGTCGAGTTCCAGGAGGCCACCCACCTGGAAAGCCCGAATGGCTATCGTGAGTACATTCCGGGCCTGAAGGATGCCGGCGAGATCACCATCCCCTGCGGCTATTCCAGCGACGCATACGAGACGGCCAATGGCTACAAGACCAACGGCACGCTCGTCTATTTCCAGACCACGATGCCGCTCGAAAGCGGTCAGAGCTCTGGCGACGTCTTTGCCTTCACAGGCTATGTCACGCCCCAACTCGAGACCAACTCGGTCGGTGACATCATCGCCCTCAACCTTGTGGTACGCACCAGCGGTGGCGTGACCTTCACCAAGGGGACCGCCGCGGCATGATCAGTTCGGTGGAACTCAAAGCCGGCGCGGGTGGCCAGCGTCTTCGTCTGACCACCCGCGCAATGATGGCGCTCGAGGATCGCTTCGATCAGTCCCTGCAGGAGATTTTCTCGGGTCTGGAAGGCAACCCCCGGGTTTCGGTGCTGGTACGCATCCTTGCTGAAATGATGGATGACGGCGCCGGCGCGTCGGACGCTGATGCGGCGGCGCTGATCGACGAGATCGGTCTCGAAGCCGCCGGCGATGCCATCGGTGAGGCCGCTGAAAAGGCTTTTCCCGAAGCAAAGGCAGAGCCCGGAAGCGCGGCAAAAAACCGCCCGCGGGCAGGCCGGAAAAAATAGACTGGTCTGCCCGGCTGGGCGAGTGGGTCCTGGCGGGTCAGGACCCTGAGGCCTTCGCGCGGGTCACCCTGCGCGAGGCCACGATCATTATCGGCGCGGCGATGCGGCGCGATGCGCGGCTGGCCTGGCTCAACGCGCAATACACCCGTTACGCCTATCACGATCCGAACGACATGCCCGATGATCCCGGTGTTGCCGAGGCGGGTTCAGCGCGGGGCGGGGAGGCGGACCGCGCCTATGTGCGGGCCTGGATGAAGGCAATGGCAGCGAGGACGGCCAATGGCAATTGAGATCGGCGCCCTGCGCGCCCTGCTGTCGCTCGACAGCGCGGCATTCGAAAAGGGGGCGAAGCGGGCTCAGGCTTCGATGAGCGGGCTGCAGCGGTCGCTCTCGCGCGCGGCTGCCAAGATGCAGTCGGTGGGCAAGAAGATGACCACCCGCGCGACCCTGCCGATCGTGGCGATGGGCGGGGCAGCGTTGCGGTCTTCGATGCAAACGATCGACGCGCAATCCAAGATGGCGCAGTCGCTCGGGACCTCGACCAAGTCGATGCAGGTTCTGGCCCGTGCGGCCGACCGGGCGGGCGTCTCGACCGGCGAGCTTGAGCAGATCGGTCGGCAGCTGACCAAGCGGTTGAGCCAGGCGGCCACCGGCGCGGGCCCCGCGGCCAAGTCGCTGGCGCGCCTCGGGCTGTCGGCTGAGACCCTGTCCGAGATGAATCTCGATGAGCGCATCTCCGCGATCAACACGGCCATCGCCGAGAACATCCCGGTGGCCGAACAGGCGGCAGTGGCTGCCACCATCTTCGGCGACCGGGCGGGGCTGGTGGCGGCGCGCCTCGATCCCGCGACCATCGCAGCGGCGAATGCCGAGATCGAACGGTTCGGGCTGGCGGTCACCGAAATCGAGGCCGACCAGATCGAAGAGGCCAACGATGCGCTGAGCGCCATTGGCCTGGTGGTCAAGGGTCTCGGCAACCAGCTTGCCGTCGCGCTGGCGCCCACACTGAAACGGGTCGCGGAAGCCATCGCCGACATGGGTGCCTGGTTCAGCCAGCTCACCCCGCAGCAGCAGCGCTTTGCCGCCGCTGCGGCGACGGTGGCGGCGGCGATCGGGCCGCTCGCGATCGCGTTGGGCTTTATCGCGACCGGGCTTGCCGCGCTGGCCTCTCCGGTGGGGTTGGTGGTGCTGGGATTTTCTGCGCTGGCGGGGGCTGCGGCCTATGTCGTGGCGAACTGGGACACGCTCAAGTCCCGCTTTCCGATCCTGGCCGATGCGGCGAATCTGCTCGGCCAGGCCTGGGACGGTCTGAAGACATTGGCCACCGAGCGGTTCGGCCAGATCAAGACGGTGGTGACCGAGACCATCAACGCCATCACGGCGCTGTTTAACGGTGATCTTGCCGGAGCCCTGGAAAGCATCAAGACGGTCTTTTCCACCCTTGGCGAGATGATCTCCCAGAACCTCGGTTTTGCGGTCCAGGCGATCAAGACGATGCTGCCTGAGTTCGTCTCAGCCGGCATGGCGGTGATGAAGTCGATCGCGGCCGGCATCCGGTCGATGTTGTTCGAGATCCCTGCGGTGATTGCCGATCTCGGGTCGAAGCTCTGGGTGGCGATCAAGGATGTAGCGGCGCAGGCTCTGGAGAAGGCGAAGGAGATCGGCACCCAGCTCATCGAGGGCATCAAGGCAGGCATCGCCGAGCGGTGGGAAACCTTCAAGGCCGACGTGATGGCCAAGATGACCGGTCTGATTGACGCCACCAAGGGCGTGTTCGGTGTCAAGTCGCCTTCCCGGGTCTTCGCCGAGATCGGTCATGAGCTGATGGCCGGTGCCGCAGTGGGCATCTCGGGCAATGTTGGTGCCGCGGTGTCCGCTGCCGAGGAAGCGGCTGCGCAGGTCACGGGAGCCTTCGACAAGGAAACGAAGTCGCCGGTGTTCCAGAAGGTCACCCAGGCGATTGACAGCATCTCCGGTGCACTGGCGGGCGCGATCGTCCAGGGGCGCAACATGGGAGAGGCGCTGCGCGGTGTCTTCCAGCAAATCGCGCAGGACCTGATTTCCAGCGGCATCAAGCAACTGATCTCCGGGCTCTTTACTGGCGGCGGAAGCGGCGGCGGCTTGCTCAGCGGGCTCTTTGGCGCGTTCAAGGGGTTCTTCGCCGATGGCGGCGTTCTGGGCGCAGGTCAGTGGGGCATCGCGGGTGAAGCGGGTCCAGAGCCTGTCGTGGGCCCGGCGCGGATCATCCCCAACCGGGCGATGGCAGGGGGTGAGACGAACGTGCGGGTCTTCTTTGACGACAACGGCAATCTCGATGCCAAGATCGAGCGCGTCAGTGCGCAATCTGCCAAGAGCGAGGTTCGCCGGGCCACGCCTGGCATCGTCAAGGCGTCGGTGGGAGCCACATACAAGCGGGCGGGCGAGGTGCCAATTCGATGAGCATCAACGTCTATAACTGGCCACCCGTCGACGTCGTTGGTGCCGAATGGACGCGCGACGATCCGGTGCAGGAGAGTCGCTCTGCCATTACCGGGGCCGTGTTCCGATCTGCGGCCGGCCGATCGCGGCGGCTGGCCACTCTGGTGGTGCCTGGTCTCGGTACGGGGCAGGATGGTGCCGGCTACATGGAGGTGCTGAAGCGGTTGCTGGCGGGGCGGCATGCGGTGCGTCTGCAAAGTTACCCTGTCAATTACTTCGTGCATCAAAATGCCATCGCGGATCAGGCGAGATCGACCCGGCTGACTTGGACCGATGATGAAATTGATCTGGATTGGACGGCGGGTGGCACAGACCTCTACTGGTACACCGGAAGGCTGATCTGGGGCACCACCGGTACGGACGCCGACGGATTTGATGTCGTCTCGATCACTGGTGCGCCTGCCAATACGCGGATCGCTTTGCCAGGCCAGTTCCTGACCCTCTTTGCCGACGTGGATGACGTCACTGGAGAAACCGTGATGGTCATGACCGAGGCCATCACGGATGGCGATGGCGCGGCAGACATCCGAATTTTCGGCGATGAGCTGACGCAATCCTACACCTCCGCCCGCGTAAATATCGGGACGCGCGACACAGGCGTCTTTCTCCCGGTCGGTGAGCTTCCCCGCGCGGTGCAGCCGGTCTCTGGAGGCTGGTCATACAAGTGGTCTTTCCGCGAGGTTTTCGCCGATGAGGTTGGCGGCTTCGTCGAGGTCGATCCGTGGTAGAGCGGGATATCCACCCGGACACCTACGCCGAGATCTGCGACCCGGCCGGCTTCAACCCGGTGGTGATGTACTTCATCGACTGGCCGGGCGATCCGATCTACGCCCACGGCAACCGGGGCACGATCAGCTGGAACAGCCAGAGCTGGACCGGGATCGGTAATGTCTCCGACATCCGGTTGCCCTCTGACGAGTTCGGCATGGCCGCGCAGGAGGCGTCCTTTGCGCTTCTGGGCCTCGGGGATGATCTCGACACCTATCTCGAGACCGATGGCCGGGGGGCCGAGGCCACCTTCTATTTTGGGGTGGTGACCGAGCGCGACGGCAACACGCTGATCGGCGAGCCGTTCCGGATCTTTTCCGGGGTGATCAACGGGGCGCGCGATGTCACCGAGTTCATGGCGCTGGGATACTCGCGGGGGGTGCAGCTGCCGCTGATCTCCGGGCCGTCGCAGCGGTCCACCTTCTCGGCGAGCCACAGCCACGAGGACCAGAGCGCGGCCTACCCGGGCGATACGGGTGGTCGACTGCTGGTCAATTCCGAGCGCGAAGCCGGGCGGCTGAGGTGGCCGGAATAACCCCTGACGCGGCCTTCGAGGCGGCGGCGGAGGCGATGGCGGGGCGTTTCGGCTGGGAGGGCGCAAGCGACTGCAGCGTGACCGCCTGTGCCGCCTTCGAAGCGCTGACCGGCCTTGACCTGATGGTGGGGCTGCGCGGCCAGTACCACGACCGCAGGAGCGCGCTGGCACTGATCCGGGCGCGGGGCGGCTTCACGCCCATGTGGCAGTCCCAGGCGCGCGCTGCCGGCCTCATATCGGCGGGAGAGCGGCCCGGCGCCCTCGGCATCATCTGTCCTCGCTGGCGCGTTCTCGCGCTCTGCATCGAACCGGGCCTCTGGGCCGCCAAGGCCCGCAGGGGCCTGATCCTCACACGCATCAATTCGGAGAGCTGCTGGAATGCGTAAACTGCTGCTGACCACCGCTCTGGCGGCCTGCGTGACCTTCGCACCGGCACCGGCCGAGGCAGGTGTCATTCTCGGCGCCCTGTCCGCGGTGGCCGGGTGGTGGGGCAGCCTCTCGGCCCTGACGCAGGCGGCGATCCAGCTGGGCGCCGGGCTGCTGCTGTCGCAGGCGCTCAACAAGCCTGTCAAACCCGAGCAGGCCGACATCAAGCGCGACCTCTCGCAGCCCACGTCGACGCCCGCGAAGCGCTTTGTCTACGGCCACACGGAAGTCACCGGGACGCCGCTGTTCTGGCGAGTCGATCGCTGGACGCTCTATGGCGCGATCCTGTTCAATTCGCGGCCCTCGGCTGGCACGAACCTGTCGATCACGCTGGATGATCGGACAGCTGAGTTCGTGTCGAGGGCGACCGGCAACCCGGTGGTCAATCCGACCCCCGGTGACAGCAGCGACCTGTTCGACTGGACCTCTGACGGGCAGCACATCAAGGCCGAGAAATTCAACTGGGGTCCGAACAATGATCTCTGCGTGGCCTGGCTGTCGCTCGGCGACGAGACCAGCCCGCCGGATCGGTTTCTGACGGAGATCCCTCAGTACGTGCAGGCAACCGATGGCTGGCAGGGCTGCACCGTTCTCTGGGTCCGTTGCAATGCCGGCTCGGAAAGCCACCGTCACACCCGCTGGCCGAGCGTCCCGCCGCAGTTCAAGCTGACGATGGACTGGTCCTATGTCTGGGATCCGACCGACGTCACGCAGGACAAGGACGATCCCGATACCTGGACCTATTCGGCAAATCAGGCGCGCTGTCTCTTGGATGCCGCCAGGCAAAACCCGGTCAGGGTCTATGACGATGACTACCTCGATCTCGACGGCTTCATCGACGGGGTGACCCTGGCCGACGAACAAGTGCTGAAATATTACGAGACGCAGGACGCGGGCTCGGATGTCTACGAGGACCGGTATCGCGTCGGCGGGGTGGTTGACTGGACCAAGGGGGAACTGCTCGACCTGCTCGAACCCTTGGCGCAGGCCGGCGGCGGTGAACTCTGTATCACTCAGGGTCAGTTGAGCTACGTGCCGGGCGCATATCAGGCGCCGGTCTACACCATGGACTCGGTGTTGACCGATGCCGACATCGACCTGCAGCGCTACGGCAGCCGGCGGGAGGTGCCCTATGCGCTGGTCGGGACCTGGACCTCGGAGGAGCGCTACTTCGAGAAGGCCGCGCTGGCGCCCTATCTGGTGCCGAACGGATCGCCCAACACAGACGATATCGAGGCCTTCGATCTGCCCTTGGTTCCCTCGGGGACACAGGCCCAACGCCTGACCGCGATGGAAGCCAAGCGGCGCGGCCTGCAGAAGACCTTGAGCTGCGTCCTGCCGCCTTCGGCGATCAAGCTCAAACCGGGGTCCACGGTGACCGGGAACTGCCCCTCGCCTTTCACGCGGCTGAACGGCGAGTGGCGGGCCGCTCGGGTCAACCCCTCGGTCTGGCTGCAGGACGATGAGAACGGCAAGGTGGCGTTGCGGGTCGAGGTCGAGCTCAACGAGTATGGCAGCACGATCTACGACTGGGACCCGGCCACCGACGAACAGGAGATCCTGACGGCCGATCTTTCGGCGGAAGGCGTGGCGCTCGGCACGGTGACCAACCTGACGGCGACCACCGTCGAGGTCGATACCGGCGGCGCCTTCGTGACGATGATCGAGTTCGGCTTCGACCACATCACCGATTACGTGGTCGACAGCTATGACGTCGAGTGGAAGGAGGCGGCTGACAGCGATTACGTCAATCGCCTGATCCTCTACCCGGAGAACGTCAACGGCTCGGGGCGTATGGTCGGATCATTCGGACCGGTGGTCTTTGATGATCCCTACGACATGCGCGTGGCTGCCAATGGACCGACCTCTGCGGGGCTCTATAGCTATGCCCTGGGCATCGTGGCGGGGCTTGAGGTCTCCGGCACATCCGCAGTCGCAGGCAGCGGCACGGGGACGGTGACGGTAGATTTCACATCGCCCGACAGCGACTATTTCGAGGGCGTGCGGCTTTATCGCGCGGCGACCGGCCAGCCGTTCTCGTCTGCAACGCAGGTGGGCGACGACATGCCTTGCGCGAAGAACACCGCGCATTCCATCGAGTTTGGCGACCCGGCACCGGGGAACCTGTATTCGGATGGCGGCTTTGACGCCAGCGGCTCGCATACGATGACAGGCGCATGGGTCGTTGCCAGCAGCCAAGCGCAGCACCCCAACCCCGGCCTTGAGGGCACGATCACGCAGACCATCGCTGAGCTTACCGCAGGCGACACGTACCGCTTTAGCACCACCGTCGCAGCGACGGACGGCGCAAGCACCGGGCATGTGCAACTGATCGGCTCCACCACCGTCAGCGGCGACAATCTCGGCAGCACCGGCATGACCCGGCAAGACCTCGTTGCCCCTGCTGGCGTCACTGACGCGGGCATCTACGCGGCGACCGACAAGGCCCTCAGCGTCGATTTGCTGGTGATCCACAAGGTCGATTCTGACGACATCCCGCTCGGCACGGCGGACTTCTGGATCGTGCCCTATTCCACCACCGGAACGAACGGGACCGCAACGTCCCTCGGCTCTCTCACAGTCACATAAAATCGAGGTAGCAAGATGGCTGCACCTACTTTCTCGCTGACCACGACGGGCAGCGATCCCAAGACCACGACCAAAAGCACGCTTGAGCAGGCCGTGCAGGCGGGATTCGATGCCCTCCAAGACAGCATCGATACCACGGCGCTGGCTGGGGCTATCGGCACCGGGACCGTTTACCAATCAACGGCTGCGGGCCTCGCTGACACGTCCAACGGCGATACGTTCATGGTCGCGGCGTCAAACCAGCTTGCGGCCTATCTCAATGATGGCGGTAGCGCCACCGAGCTTGCGACTGTCCCGACGCAGACGCAGATGGACAGTGCGCTCATGGCGCTGGCGCGGCGCTTCGAGGCGGTCACCGACATGGCCGGCGATGCGCTGCTGACCTACACCTCTGGCAGTGTCTACTCCGTCGCGGATGGCGACATTATCGAAGCCGTCGGTCGCCGCTTCGAGGTCGCGCCATCCGGCGCAACCGATCACGACCTGGTCACATTGGGCGGGGTGAAGTTGTACGCTCTTGACGGCTTCGGCGCTGGCACGGTCTCGCTCTCTGGCAAGTCGGTTAGCAGCGCCCTGACGTGGCGGGGCGCGGGCAAGCGGCGCACGATCCTCGACGGCGGCGGCAGCACGATCATGGACCTGAACGCGGCGGTCGATGATTACGTGACCCTGAGCGACATGCGTCTCAAATCCACCGGCGCGACAATGATCACCATGACCTCCGCGAGCTACTTCGCGTCGTTCGAGCGCGTGTGGTTCGGTGATTCCGACATCGCCATTGACGTCGATCAGGCGTTCTACTGGTCGCAGTTCACGGATTGCGTGTTTCGGGACAACAAGACCGGCTTCCGGAATATCCCGGCATCCGGCGAGGACGCGAATGCCATCGCGTTTACAAATTGCACGTTCTATCACTACGACCCGACCCTTCCGGGCGTCGGGCACTCGGTCGATGTGAAGTTCTCGGACGGGATCACGTTTGCAGGCTGTCAGGTCCAGAACCAGGGGATGCGCTTTGACACCTGCGCGTCAATCTCGCTCATCGGCGGCTATTGGGAGGCATACGACGTCCCCGCGCTTACGCTGGTCGATACGTCGATCTCTGTTCAAGGCACGCTATTCAAGTCGGCCACGAAATTCAACGTTGACAAGGCGTCGGCTGAAAAGTGGCGTGGTATCCGCCCCAACATCACGGCGACCGACAGCGGCGGCGTGGAAATCACTGACTATCACGGCCAAGGGATGCCGGAGGTCGGGCCGTATACCAACGTGTTTGCGGACCCGGACTGCACGACCACCGCTGCAACTGACGACCTGAGCTATTCCCCGACCGGCGCGCATGGAGCCAAGTCGATCAACGGCTCAAGCAACGTCGAAATCGCTTTCACTGCCTCGACGCAGCGCAGCGGTATGAGGCTGGTCGGGGCCGGGTATATTTCGGGCTTCATCAAATGGCGCTCGACGGCGGGTGATAACCGCCTGACACTTGGCGGCGCATCACACGCATATTCGCGGGACCACAACAGCGCGACGGACAGTGACTGGCAATACAGCTATTTCCACGCGGCCTCGAATGGCTCCGATCCGTATTTCGTGTTCCAGACGACCGGCGGCAGCACGGGCACCGTTGAGGTTGATACAATCCTGCTGACCGACCAGGATGTTGCGGTGACTGAACGCTACCGCCAAGCGGCAGCGGCACCTCTTGCCGCCAAGGCGCTGACGGTCGAAGACGACGCAGACATTACCGGCAATGCGACGGCGGCGCTTTACAAGTCTGTCACTGGCTCTGCGGTCACGGTGGCGGCGGCGGCGACCGAGACGCTTTACACCTTCACGGATGACGGGGTTTATCTCGTCACGGTCGATCAGGGCACGTTCATCCGCACGGACCAGCAGTATTGGACTGGTGTCGTCGTCGTCGGCAGCAACAGCGCGCTGGCGCTGACGACGCATAGCAGCACGTCAGTAACTGCGGGCAGCAGCGGCCTTGCCTTCACGATCACCAACAACGGCGGTGGCTCCAAGGACCTCACGCTCAAAGCTGTCCGAGTGGCTTAGCCTCCGCTCCTTCCTGCTTGCCAGAATAACGGCGAGCAGGATCAGGCCAAAAGAGAGGGACTTGAACGTCGGTTGCAGAAACAGCGCCGACGAAAATGTTGCCAGCCCTGCGCCAAGGACAGCGGCGCGCATATCCTCCGCGCCGCGCCCGAATGTGCTGGCGGGCCACATCACGAGCGGGACGAGGAAGGCCCGAAAGACAATCAGCAGGCCAAACAGACCGCCGACGAGTCCGGCCTTGAGCAGCAGGTATCCCGGCAGGTTGTGCACGTATCGCACCGGCTCCAGATAGGTGGGCGTTTCGAACTCCCCGCCCCAGCCGGTGCCGAAGACGAGATTTGCAAAGGACGCGCCCGACCACTCCCAGAGCACGGTCATTTCTTCGGTTTTCGAATTGGTCCCCACTGCCTCGAATTTCGCGGCGACGAGAGACAGGACGGGCAGTGCAGAGATAATCGCATAGGCAACAACGGACAGCGCCGCGCCCTTGACAATAAACCCGAGCGCTCCGCTCGCGCGCATGACGGCAACGCGGGCAACCAGCACCAGCAACGTTAGCAGGATCGCCGCTCGGACCATCATTCCCGCGAGGGCCGCGAAGGCGACAAAGGCCGCAGCCGCATAAATCACCCCGGCAAAATAGCGGCGGCGCTCGAATGCCCGAAACGCCTCAAGCATCCCGAAAACGCTGGCGAAGGTCACGGCAGGGTCTTGCGGGAAATATCGCATATCACCGAATTGCACCTGACGCCCGATTTGCAGGAAATCAGTATTCGGCAGCATGTAGAAGCGCACTGAAAAGCAGACACCGATGAACAGGAGGCCATGCGCTGCAAGCGAAAGCCAGCGCGTGGGATCGCGACGGATAGCTCGGGCCATGAACAAAAACAGGAACATGTAGAGCAGGGGAATCACGTCGCGGATGATTGCCCCGGTGCTGCTGCCTCGAATCGCGCCAGCCATGAGCGGCACCGCGATCAGGTAGGCGAGGGCTGCGCGGGATGCGGCAATGAATATCGTGTCTGAGCGCTGAGGAATGAGGGCGGACAGGCCGCCAGTCACGCCGATCATACCGACGAGGCAACCCGCAATGATGACCTCTGGAATTCCGATAGCGTCGGGCGTGCTGGAGCTCCCGACAGCGTAGGCGGCAATCACGGCGAAGAAAAACGCAATGCGATATGGCAGCATGAAAAAAACCTCGGCCCGAATGCATCGGTACTTGCAGCCGCCATGGCTTCTGTCAAGTGCGCGAGGTCGCCCTGCAGTAGCCCGCACTGAACCAAAGCCCTGATCCACTGATCACCCGCCCGCCACGCGCGGGCTTTTTTTATGGGAGACCACTAATGATGCACCCCGCAATCCGATACCTGCAGCTGGGGCTTCGGTCCCTCGGCTACGATCCTGGCCAGATCGACGGCTGGTATGGCCGCAACACCGCTCGCGCCGCCGACGGTCTCTACTGGCAGGGGCCGGTCAAGAGCTCGGAATGGGCGCTGGTCACGCTGCGCCGGGGCCTGATCGGTCTGGGCTATCTCTCAGGCCCTGCTGAGGGTGGCTTCGACGCCATGGAGAAACATGCCCTTGGCGAGGTCATCGACAATGACGGCGCCCCGGCGGCGAGCGTGGCCGATCCGACCAAGGTGCTGGAACCTGACAAGCCAGAGCTGCCGGTCGCCCACGACCGCGTTCTGCGCCAAGGCTCGGCCGGCACGGTGATCGACACCTTCATGCTCCACTGCGGCGCCCTGCCGGGCGACTGGCACGTCGACAAGAGCAACGCGGAGATCGTTGCCGCGGTTCACCGCATGCACACCGCTCCGAAGAGCCAGGGCGGGCGCGGCTGGTCTATGATCGGCTATCACGAGATCATCTGCCCGGATGGTGAGCGGATCGCAGCCCGCCCGCTTGAGCGCTACGGCGCGGGCGCCATCGGTCACAACCGCGGCGTCAAGCACGTGCTGATGATCGAACGCAAGACGATCGACCGGACCTATCGCCCCGAGCAGCTCTACTACCCCGAGCAGCTGGCGGCAGCGCGCGAAAGCATCGCCGAGTTTGGCCAGCAGACGCAGTTCAAGCGGCTCCTCGGCCACCGCGAGGTCGCGGCCAAGCTCTGCCCCGGTTTCGACGTCATCGACCGCGACTGGACCGATCTGGCCGTCGCATGATCCCCGTCACTGATTGGCGCCTGGCGCTGTTTCTCGCGGCGGTCTGCCGCTTCCTGAAAGGATCCTCCCATGAACATCATCACCGAAATCCTCGCCGAGATGGCGGGACCGCTTACGGTTGCCCTCGAGCTGGCGATCATGGCAGCAATTGGCTGGGCGATCACCGTCTTCGAACGCAAAACCGGCATCGAAGTCTCCGAAGCCAGCGAGGCAAAGATCAAACGCGCCGCCGCCACTAAAATCCTCAGCTACCTCGCAAAGCACAACCTGACCCTCTCGGACACGACCGCAGATCAACGCACCGAGATGGTGCGAGAGGCTTTGAACCACGTCCTGGGGGCGGGGGCTGGCGACAGTGTGAAGAAGATCAAGGCCAGCACACCGGGGCTCGTCAGCGTGATTGAGGGGCAGATGGCCCGACTGCAGATCGGCGATGCGACAACAATGCCGCGCCGCCCTGACGAGCCGGTGCTGTAATAGCGCCCAACCTGCGGCACCGGGCAGGGTTGCCGCCCGCACCCGGTGCCTGACCACACGATAAGATGGAAACTCGCATGGCTGAAAACACAATTCGAGCGACGGGAACGATTCTGCAATGACGGCTTTGGACTGGATGCGGCAAATCCTCGCATCAGCACCCGAACAAATCAGCGCGTTGTGTCTCAGTGGCGCGGCTGGGGCCTACGTGCGAGCGGTCTTCGCGCCGCAGTCGTCGTGGCGGCGACGTCTGGCCGAAGGCTTTGCCGGCGCGCTCAGTGCGATTTTCCTCGGCGGCCTGGTGGGGCACCTGATGGACCGGCTGACGGACGCAGGCACCTGGGCCTATCTCGCTGCCGGTTTCGTCATGGGTGAGGGCGGGATCGCCGCCGTCCGTGGCGTGCGCAAACTCGTCTTGAAGGATCCTCGGGAATGAATTGGCTGCTGATCGCGAACAACCTCACGAGCGTGGCAATGGTGCTGTCTTGCTGGTGGCTGGCACATCAGTATTCACGGGTGAAGCCGCCGGGGCGGGCTATCGCCGCGGCGTTCTCGCTCTTGGGACTGAGCACGCTGTTTACGCTGCTGGCGCGCAATCTGGGCGTACCGGTGGAATGGCCTATCGTGGTGTCCAAGGCCATTCTGGCGGTGGGCCTGGGTTTGATTATCGTAAGACGTAATCGGCAGGGGCAGAGGTAGCGCGGGACCCATTGGCCTCGCCGTCCCGCGGCACTATCTGCGCACTATGCTCATCCTCTATTTCCAGTGCGCCGCCTGCGGCTTCGAGAACGACATCGCCGCGCCGCCGGAGAGCCACGCCATGACGCGGGACGAAATCCTGCGGCGCTGCAAGTGTCGGCGCTGCGGCCATGTCGGGGCGTCGGATATGCGACGGTACTGGAACGCCGGGGCCAATGCGCTGGATGGGGCGCGGGATGGAGAGTGA